TGTCATATGTTAACCTAACATCAACCATTTTGTTTTCCACTGTAAGTCTTGATTTATGATTCTTACAATGAATGATATTACCAATAATCTCTGTTCCATCTTTTTCTTTTTTCTTAGATAGATAAATGATGGATGAAGCTGCATACTTCAATCCACTACCACCACCCATTTCTTTTTGTGGGAACATAGAACCAATTACATCATAGGTATGGTTCGTTACTATCATCGGTATTCCTACCTTACCAAGTTTTAAAGTTAATACTCTGAATGTACCTTTGATAACCTGTGCTTTGGTCATGTCTCTGACATTTTTACCAGAACCAATATCTTCTGTTTCCTTGATTGTAGATAACATACCAAGTGAATCAAGAACAAAGAAAAGTTTTTCATCACCTTTCTTTCCTTTCTCAAATCCATCGATAATGTTTACAGCTTGAGTTCTAAACTCTTCAATAGTTGTCACTGGAACAAGAAGAATACGACTTGTATCGATACCTCTCTCTTCTAACATTTCTTGAGTCAATGCAGATTCAGACTCAAAGTAAACGACATTACCCTCTGGGTTGTCTTCTAAAAACTTTTGTACCATTCCTAATGCAAAGAATGTTTTACCTGTTGCAGACTCACCTGCTAATGCAGTAATCTTGTTAGATGGGATACCACGATTGATATCACCACTTACTAATGCATTAAAGATATAAGAACCTGTATCGATATAACCATCAACATCACCTGCTACGATTCCATCTGATACAACTCCTGCTAAATCATTACCACTTGCCTTTGCAAGGTCTTTTAATAAATTCATAATATATTCCTCAACTGTTATTCTATTATACTATTAATCTCTATTCTGTCAACTGAAAAACTCTTCTAGTGAAGAATGTGGTTCTGTAGACCACCCAATCTTTTCAAGAATAAGTTTCAATGGTTCAACAAATGATTTCTCAAACTGTAAATCATAATCAATGAATCTATGTAAATCGAACTCTTTAGGTAAAGTGTTTACGAATCCAATAACATTTTCTTTGATAGGATTTGGTATTTTAAGATATAAAAATCTTATGTTGTTACCACTTGAAATAGGTTCATATTTTAATCCAAGGTCATGTTGATTTAGATAGTGGTTGTATAGTAAAGATGCTCTGACATGCATAGGTGTAGATTTTCTGTAAATTGTTTTTACTCTTGCATATGCATTAATACCATTTACTCTTCTAGGGAATGCAATATCAAATGGGTCTAGTCCATAAAATTCTTTTCTTGCATTATCAACAAATTCATGTACAAGTTTTTCGTCACCCTTCATAACAACCTTCAATGCATCTTCTAGTTTTTCACGAACCCATTGTGGTGTAGATGACTTTGCAGTTTCAATACCCATCATCTTGAGTTTTGGTTTTGCAAGTCTAACACCTTCATTGTCATGTACATTAAGAATGTATCTTTTCTTTGCAGTCCAGATACCTTTGTCTGCAATTACTTCACGACCCATGACCATCTTGTTTTGATATGCATTTGTATAATCTGCAAGGTCTTCATAACATTTATTAATTACATTTTGCATTTTACCTTTTGCAACTTCATCTAGAAAGTCAATAGGATTTTTTGGTTGAACACTCTTGATGAGTTCATCAAATCTTACATAGATTGAATCTGTATCGATTGCAACAACATAATCATCCTCAGTACCTAAAATGGTATTTAAGTACTTGTTAACTGCATGTTCAACCCATTTAATTGCAAGTTGACCACTACTTGTAACAGCCTCTGCAAGGTTTACTTGAAAATATCTAAACCACTCATTACCAATTGCACCATAGGCACTGTTCAAAGAAATCTTACGAACCATTTGGTTGTTATATGCAATTGCAATCTTTCTGTTCAATTCTTGTTTTGTTCTAAGGTCATCTGTAGACTCAAACTCTTTTTGGTGTTCAATCATCTTATTCTTCCACAACACCCTTTCATCATATAGATTTTCTAGAATCTCTGGAAGAAATCCTTGTTTTCTTTTACTAAATCTTGCACCATTAGGTGTAACTGCAAAGTCACCTTCAATCTTAACCTCTTTATTTAACATCTTATCAACTGGATAGGTAGGCATGTCATTACCAAAATCAGACTTGATTGTTTCTGGACTGATATTGTATTGCATAATCAAATGAGGATATAGACTGTTCAAGTCAAATGATACAACCCACTCATGCATTCCAACCTGTGGTTCTTTGACATATGCACCCATGAATTTAGATTTTTTAGGTTGACCTTCCTTTTTAGGTGGAACAATAATGTTCTGTTGTTTTAAACGATTGAAGATTAAGATATCCCAATATCTAACTTGTCTAAATGCATCTAGATAATTACACTTTGCAGAATAGGACATTGCAAGTAATAGTCCCATTAATCCTAGTTTATCTTCGAGTTCCTCTACCAAGGTCACATCACGAACATTATATTCTAGAAACTTTTGATAGTCCTTCTTATAGAATAGATGCATTGCACCAAATTCTTCATAATTGATTTTACCTTTACCAAGTTCTATCTGACAGATATTTTCTAGTTTGTAACTGTCTCTTCTTTTGAATGTAAACTTTTGGTAAAGTTGTAGGTAATCTACAACTTCAATACCAGTTAATGTAAATGCTTGTTGTTTCTTGTTGAATGTATCCCACTCTCTTACCGATGTGATATTCCATGGAGATAGTTGGTCTGCAATTGCAGAACCAAATAATTTATTAATTCTATTGTAAAGATAAGTTACATCGAACTGGTCAACATTCCAACCAGTGATGATATCTGGATAATTCTTTTTATATTCTTCTAAGAAAGTCTTGAGAAGTTGTTTTTCATTTTTACAATGAAAGTATTTGATTGTTGGGTCATTGTGTTCCCAAGGTTGAGTACCAAACACATACTTAGTATCTTTACCAAAAAACTTATATGTAATTGCATTAATCTCTTCTTGAGCTTCAGTTGGGTCTGGGAATCCATCTTCACACTCACACTCAATATCAAGGTTCATGATACGAATGTGTCTCATCATCCATTCGATATCTTGAGGAAAGTATTCTGCAATATAGGCGTAAGGATGTCTTTCTATCCCATGTATATCAAATCCTTCAACACCCTTCCACTTCTCACGAAACTGTCGTGCTTGTGCAATAGAATTAAACTTCTTGGGTTCTAAGTTTTGACCTGTGATACTTCTGAATGAAGAATCTTTATTTGTTGGAACATAGAAAGTAGGTTTGTATTGTACTTGTTTTTGAATATACTCCCCATCCTTGAACTCACGAACAAGGATTAGGTTTCTATGTTGATAAACATTTGTGTAAAAGTGCATATATCTAGTATACTACTAGTTTTAGTTTTCGTCAATCTGAATTGAGTTGTGGTCATTGAAATGTTTTTTCAATGTATTGATATTGTCTTCAGCCTCAGATATTTTTTGTATTTGAGAATGGATTGCATCGATAACATCTGGATGTTCTCCGATACCAGCTGGGTTATGTAAATAGATATCTACATTTGCTTTTGCCTCTGCAATATGTCCTTTATACTTTTGATATAATGCTTGTACTATTGGGTCTTTCATTATGTAACTATTTTTGGTTCTGGTGGTGTAATTACCTGTCCAGTGATTGATTCGTATTGATTACGAAGTTTTGTTTCTGGTTCTGCTGTAAAAACTATGTTTTTATAGTTGACCATAATTTCCTCATTGGCTGCCATTGCACCATAAGGAACTAACTGTATGTTAAATCCTTTCTCAGTTTGAGACATGAGTATACCTAAAGGTTTCTTTAGTTTAACCTCTGTATCATATTTTGAGTTTTCTATAAACTCTGATACGAGTTCTTCACCTGTAACTAATTTCAAATATTTTATATTCATACTTCCTCTAACATTGTCATCAATCGTTCTGCACGATTGGTTACTTGATTATACCATCTTGAATCACGACCTTCAACAGCTGCCTGTTTCCAATCGTTTCTTTCGATTGCAGCTTTGAAGTTTTTAAATTTAGATAGTCTTGTCATACCCATGTTAAAAGTCATGTTAACTAAAACTCTTTGAACTTCGTCTGGATAGGATTCTAAGTCTGGATAAAGTTTTCCACATTCCTCTACATGTTCTGCATAGTCATGTTCCCATACTTCATCCACTCGTTCTTGGGAAACTGGTGTTCCCACTGGTTGACCATTTTCTGGGTCACTATCTTTTACTAAGTGTCCAATACCAAAGGTTGCATAACCTAAGTGGTCGTTGTAAATCTCGTAGACGACACCTTCGTCTCTGATAATTTCTTCTTTTAGTTTACTTGGATTCTTGATGTTCATCTTTGAGTAACTCCACGGCTTTATCACCTTGTTCTTGAAGCAGTTCAATAAGAATATCACCCATGATTTGATTGAACTCCACATCATCTGATATGGTTTCTTTCATTGAGTCTGGACATTTACGAACTGCTCTAGTAAAATTAATTGTTGGTGGTTCATCACCTTCTACTGGTAGAAATTGAACTTCACCATAGGTATATATGACTCCTTCATATTTACCCTCAGTAATTTCTATACCATTCTCACCATCTTTTGCATTGACGACAAGTTTATATTTTGGTACAGACATTACTGTGCTTTGTAAACTTGGTTTACGATTTTAGATTTAACTTCTCTAGAGTTAACCTTAACACCAAGTTCAGTTCCCTTTTCAACCAATTGTGCTTTCGTAAGTGCATTAAGTCTTGCTTTAGAAAGTTTTACTGGTTTAGGTTCTACTGGTGGTTCACCAACGATATTATCTGCTTGTTTAATACCTTGATAAACTATACCAATAACGATACCTAGGACACCAAGTCCTATTATATAATCAACAATATTTTCCATTATTTATCCTCGTCTTCATTATTAATAAAATTCAAACCAAAGTGGTCTTTAACTTCTTCTAAAAACACCTCTGGTTTACTCTTTTCGTATGGGTCTGTTTGACAGTTGTCTTCTAGGTTTGGTTCTATGTTCATGAGTTCGACTGTTCCATCGATAACTAACATTGCATATCTCCAAGACCTTAACCCAAAACCTAGATTTTCTTTTTTAACAAGAAGACCTAGTTGTCTTGCAAGTTCACCATTACCATCTGGTAAAGGTTTTACTTTCTCGATACCTTGTTGTTCGAACCATGCATTCATGACGAATGTATCGTTTACAGATGTACAGTAAACTTCGTCAACACCAGCTTCTTTAAACTGGTCATACATTTCTTCGAAGGTAGGTAATTGGAAGGTTGAACATGTTGGTGTGAATGCCCCAGGCAATCCAAACACCACGATAGTCTTATCTTCCATTAGACTATCTAAACTGACCTCATCCCAGTCACCATCCTTTCTCATTTGAAATCGGACATCGTGAAGGTCATTTAAATTTCCTTTATTTAACATAATATAGTCCTATAAAAATATTTATACTATATTTAGTATACCACGAGACTGGGATGTGTCAACCTTTTATTTACTAAAATCCTCTACCATGTTCTGTTAAGAACTCTTTAGGTAATTTTTTAGTTCCAATAGAAACCTTTCTAGGTTTCTTTTCTTCTGGAATAATTTTAGTAATAGGAATACCAAGAATACCATCTTGTATAGATGCAGAACCAACTTCTACATCATCTGCAAGAATAAATTTTCTTGACCATTTCCTAGCTGCAATACCAGTATGAACTGCATGACCATTTCCAACTCTTTCTGGATTTGGATTTTCTTTATCACCAACGACTTTTAGTTCATTTTCTTGAACTGTAATGTCGATATGGTCTTTACCGAATCCAGCACATGCAATCTCGATAACGAAGTGTTCGTCATCAATTTTTGTGATATTATAAGGTGGGTATGATTGACTATTGTTTCTTTGAACATCATCTATTCTTCGAAAGAAGTCATCCACACCAATTGAGAATGGACTTGTCAGTCTTAACATTTCCTGTAAGTCCAGCGTAGATAATTTTACCATTTTTGCCTCCTGTTTTTAGCAAGGTTAAATTGTATTTGGAATCTCCCTGTGAGCATTCCTATTAGTATATATGGGGATTAATCTTTAGAATTCAAGTATTTTTCAACAATTTCCTTAATTTTATCTAATTTATACCATAAACTAGAGTAAACTTCTGTTTTGTCGTCTGGATATTCTACAATATATCGTTTATATCCAAATATTCTTTCTGAGAAGATTCTCACTTCTCCATAACTTTCTTCTAATAATCTCATATATACCTATTATCTCATAAATTCTCAATCTGTCAACTTACTTTTGATAAGTCTCACCTGTACCATCTGTTTTGTAAAAACATAATTTGTTGTGGTCACTGATACTTCCTACTTGAGGTATTGCACCATACAGTTTTATATTCTGAGGTTTTTGTTTGCAACCATTAAATATTACATTTTGAAATGCATTTAAGATTGCATGATACTCATTGTAAAACTTTTTAACTCTATCTTCCCATTGTTCATCTGTCCAAACAACACCACAATGAACTATGATTCTGACTTCTTCTTTTGGATTTGCATGTGCATATTTGATACAATCAACTGTTGCCTTAGAACTAAAGTCATATGATTTTGAAAAGTATTTTATCTTGTCTTTTACATCTATAAAATTATGGTCTACTAACCACTTTTCTGCATCGGATGATAACATTGGATAAACTTTATCAAATGGATTTGTTTCACATTGATTGATTGCTGTTGAAGCACATTGGTCAATTTTAGTTGATGAAAGATTTATTCTTTCTCCAAATAGTCTAGCTCTTTTTCTAACTTGATTAAAGTTCTTACCATCTATCCAATTTTGTTGGATTGCAGTTGTAAGTTCTTGAATCATATCTTCCATTGAAGTTTCTATCTGTGGGTCAACTTTTGGATTAGTAAAAAGTCCCATTGCACTTAAATCATTTCTAAGTTCTGTATCTGTACTTCCTTCTTTTGCTTGGAAGATATTTACAATTACATTTGAAAAATTGTAAGTATCATAAACAAAATCTCTGGAATGACCTGTAATATATTTGTACTTATTTTCACCATATTTGAATACCATTGGTGCTAGGTTGTTAAGTTTTACACCTTTAGTGTGAAAACTACTACTTAAAAGTTTCATATCAGATTCATCAATACTACCACCAGCTCTTGCCTTTTGTGTTCTAGGGTCTATTTCTGAATCATTAGTAATATGTTCTCTTGAAACTATATCAGTAGCAAGAAACTCTATTGAATCAAATGGTAACTCGTTGGTATATTCTGGATAGGATTCCATCGGACATAATCTTTTATGTGCCTCTAGATGTTCCTCTGTGAATGCATTAGTTATTTTTTCATCGATTAATGCGTTTCGATTAAAGTCATATATGTGCATTTCTGCCTCCCTTAGTATGTTTAACTTATGGCTTTACGCCTGTGGTTTTACCCACATATATTTAGTATACTACGAAACTCTAATATGTCAATACCTATTACATCTATTTTTTGCTTTATCTAATAGTGAGAAGTTTTGTAAAACAACTAATGTCGTTATACCATTTACCTCTCTAAAATCATTAAAAGTCCAATAACTTCTAGTTGGTGCTAGTATGGCAGTTTTCAATGCAACCATCTCTACTATCGTAGGTCGTTTTGGTAAAAATGGATTAGATTCTTTTACACAATCATATTTGATTGCATGATGTGTAGAATAGATGTCAAGAAGTTGTAGTGCAGTGAAGTATATTATTTGATAATCTTCTGGTCTATAGTGGAGTGTATATTGTAACTCGTTCCTCTTTTCCTTTAACTTTAATCCTATCAACTTCTTTGAATGCTCTTGATGGACATAATCTATAAGTTCTTTCCGATAACAACAAGTCAACCCCATCATAATTTCTTGTTTGTCCTTCGAGTCTAGCACCCAAGTTGACGGCATCTCCGATGACTGAATAGTCAAATCTAATTTCTGACCCCATGTTTCCAACAATACATTCTCCTGTGCTGATGCCAATGCCGACATTAATAGGAGGCAGGTTGAGAGGAGAAAGCTCTTCATTAAGTTTCTGTGTTGCATCTAATACTTCCAATGCAGATTTAACTGCTAATTCAGCATGGTCTTTGCAATCAAGAGGTGCATTCCAGAATGCCATGATGCAGTCGCCCATGTATTTATCTATTGTTCCTTTATTATTTATTATGATTTTAGTTTGAATGTCAAGGAACTTATTGATTAGTTCTACTAATCCCTCTGGGTCATCCTCGTTCTTATATTTCTCACTGATAGGTGTGAACCCACATATGTCCATGAACATAAAGGTCATCTCTTTTCTTTCACCACCGAGTTTTAAAAGTTCTGGATTCTTTGCAAGTTCATCTACCATCTCTGGTGATAAGTACTTTTTAAATTGTCCTTTGATTTGTTCTTTTAACTTGTAGGTTACAAAGTACTTGTTGAAGGATGCATGTCCAAAGACTACAATACCTGTAAGTGCAGAATACAATGCATCAAATAGTATTAGATATTCTATCCATAACCAATATGATATTCCAACTGAAAAACCTATTGTACCGATTGATAATATACCAGATAGATATGTTGGAAGTTGATATACCATCAACAATACTAAAAGACCCAGACCGATGACCAGAATTATTTCTACAAAGTCCAGAAGAAAATTGTTCTGGATAGTTTCACCAGAAATGACAGTTTGTAGTAGGTTAGCTTGTACTTCATGAGGATACATTACACCTTTTGGTGTAGATACTGGATTATTAAATCCTTCTGCTGTCATTCCCCAGATAAGTATTTTGTTCTGGTATGATTCATTTAGTTCAGATGCACTCACTCTATTAAAGTCATTCCAATATGTAATCATAACATCTGCTGTGGATGTAGTTTCTATAGGTGGTTGTCTTCCCATTCGTATCCATTCGATACCGACTTCTGGTGTTACTCTGGTTTGATAGTTTGGTTGGTCATAGAATGCACGAAGAGTTTCAAGTGCAACCGATGGATATATCTGGTCATTTGCAGATACTATAAGTGGTGCAGACCGAACAGTTCCATCAAAGTTTGGTGTATCTGGTAAAGGTGGAGTAGATACTGTCACTCCTACACCATAAGTGTTATCTTGTAGTAGTTGAATAGGTGCAGACATACCAGAGAAGTTCCAGATGGAATCTTTAATATCTCCACCACCAAAAACCGAAGTCTTTACATATGGTGCAGAACCAGTATCTTTTTGACTTGTTGGAGCTGCAGATAAAATACTTAATCTGTTTACCAGACCAGTTGCAAATTCTATATCTCCACCGAATCTATCTGGTTGATTGAATACCTGTGTAAATACATGAGTATTGGTATGATGATTTTCTAACATAATATCTGAATAGATATTACGAGGCCATGGATATTGACCATACTTGTCTAATGATTTTTCATCAATATCTACAAGTACAATGTTATCTATGTGTTGAGATTCTTTTTGTTGATGCAATACATCAAAGTAAGACCATTTGATATTATCTATTAGATATGGTGACCATATCTTTAAACCTACCAACACTCCAAGTGTAAGTAGAACTGTTTTCCAATTATACATTTAATTCTTCTTCTAGTTCTATTATATAGTCTTTCATATCAATCATCCATTCTTTGAGTCTACGATATTGTTTGTTA